GAATGTTCAGTAGGATTCTGTTATTAGCCAGACCCTTTTCAAACTTCATACTAGGGTGCATCCACCCAGGTTCGCGACCTTCGATTACATCTATCAGGTTCTGCTGGTGTGGAAAGGTGCGGGAGTGTAGGTACTTCTGGCGAAACTCGGCAAAGGTAAGATCGTGAACATCGGATGCTGCAAAGGACTTGTCCTTTAGACCAAGGCGTGTTCGGTCAACCTTGTCTGTAAAGACCTTATCGGTTCTGCGGTAGTACTCGTAAGTCTTAATGGATTTACCAGCGGAGGCACAAGCTGCCTCAATGGTCATACCCTCTGCTACACAGCCAAGGATGATTCTCTTGGCGATGTCGGCACTATTGTCAGCCACGTGATCTCCTAAAATTTATTGGGGACGGGCCGGAATCGGTTTATTCTTATACTAGGCGAGGTAGGTTTTTAATAGACCTATCCCCACTAAAAGTACTGGGCAGGTCGGGCTTGACGCCCGAAGGAGCTACAGCGAACTGAGGGGTAAGTTAGTACTCGGCCTAGGGGCCTCGCTAGAGGCCATACCGTAGCAGCTCAGGGTCTTTCCTACTAAAGCCCCTTACTATATATAAGGCAGGAAATTTAACGCATTTCCCGTTTTTAGAATGTGATATGTAACACAGTATATATAACCGCAGGTCAGAGCCATATTACAGCTTTAACTTTAGCAAATATTTTTTGTTGGGGAGTACAGGGACCGCCCGCCTGCAATTCAGCAACGGGGGGTGCCTGTTCTTGCGCGGTAACCTAACCGTACGGCTAAGGGTTAGACAGTTGCGGGCTAGATGTCTACCGTGTTAGAAAACTGTAGAGGGCTTGCTACCAGATCGGCACTTATTCATTACCCCTTTTCCCTGATTAAGTAACCGTCTACCCTTGCAAGCTCTAGCCCTAACCGATACCGGCGCAGCTACTAACCGGCGCAGCTCTACCCTCTCACCGGTGCAGCTTGTCCCTTGTCCGGCTATCTATTGCCGGTGATCTGGTGACCTATTAGGTCAAGCCTTACCAGCTAACCCTTAGACATTCCCGCCCTTATTGTCTAGGGTGTTACGAGCTGCAACACCTAAAGAATTAAGGGCTTAGAGCTTGCATTTATGGGGCATAGTACGGGACACTTAAGTCATTGCAGCAGCCCGCAGCAATAAGTAATTGAACATTCAACTACCTAAAGGAGAATAGATTATGCAAGATACTAAGAAAACAGTGCTATTCATTAAGAATTGCCTACGTGATGAGGGTTACTCTAAAGAGCTAATCGCTTACCTATTATCTACCTATGACCTAGAGAGCTTTATGAATGACAATTCTATGAATAAGCTATCTATGACCTCTCACCTACTAGCTCACGCACAACACATTCAACAAGCTGCTCAAAACTACTAAGGAGAACAGAACTATGAATAAAGAACTAGAACAAGGCGTAAAGCTCTCATTCCCTTGCAGCTGCAACGGGTGCCGTAACTATCCAACCCGCCCCGCTGAAATCTGGCACGAGAGCCAGATAGCGAGCAAGGCGCAGGGATACTTCTTTACTAAAGACACTATGCGCTTCTTCAATAGCAGAATTGCAGACTTCAAGCCCGTGGGCATAAGCCCGCGAGGGGTTGATAGCTTAATGGTTATTGTGAGCAACAAGCGCGACAACGATCCCCGCTATTATGAGATCGTTACCCTATGCCCTTACGGTGAAATTGGGCGCGAGTGGCTTACCGATAGCGAGGGCGAGCCTATTAGACAATACGAGAGCCTTAACAAGGCGCGAAAGTCTGCGCGTTGGAATTGCACTATCGCTGCACAATTATGCGATTGTCACGGCTGCCAACTAGACAAGGCGGGGCGATAATGCGCTGCCTATTCTGCACTAATGCAGCTCACCCCGCTTTCAGCGGGAAAGTGGCGCACTGTAAAGAGTGCTACACGCAGCACGAGAGAGCGGGAGAGTGTCCTAATGGATAAGTGCTTATGTTGTAATAATCTTGCCCGCGTTACCGTATCGGGGGGCTTCTTGCCCCGATACTTATGCGCCTTTCACGCTAGCGAACTATGCGAGAGCGTAGGAGATCAAGCGGGCGCGGTTAAGTTCGCGCAGCTTATGGCGGGCGATAGGGTGAGCGCGTGAGTGAGATCGAGATACTACGCGCAGAATACGCGAGAGCTGCAGCAAGCCCGCTATTCGATAGCCCCGCCGATTATTGTATCTTGTTAGACCTTATACAAGATCGAATTGACGAAATAGAGGCGCGTTATGCGAATTACTAAACACCTAAATAAGCGCGGGCGTATCGTGCTGATCTATGCGCCCCTCTCTATCGCTATCCTTGCAGCTCTTGTATGGATAAGCGCGAGAGTGTGGTATGTAGAGGGCAAGGGCTACTGTATCGGGACGCTTGCTAGTTGCTTTCACTAGGTAGGTGACTATCGCTCACGGGCTTACCCGTGGGCGGTAGCCGATTACCTAATCGGATAACTAAGAGAATAAGGGTAAATAAATGGACACTATGAAAGAGAATAAGAGCGAGACTACAAGCGCGGGCGAGAGCCTTAACGCCTTAGAGGTAGAGGGCGGGCTACTGTTAGAGCTACTAGAGGGCGTAAGCTCTCACGCGAGCAAGGATAGGCACTTTCGTAACCTTAACGCGGTAGAGGTAGAGGGCGGGGGCGGGCTACTTATTGCCCGCGCTACCGATAGATACCGCCTAATAGAGGGACAAGCGAGAGCCTTAGAGGGTAGCTTAGATAAGGCGTTAGTATCCTTAGACGATACTAAGCGCATAATTGCACTACTAAAGGCGCATAAGGCTCACCTTGTCGGGCTTAATCGTATCGGTGACACTCTAACCGTGAGCGCATTAGGCGATAGCCTTACCGTGACACTATTTAGCGTTACCTTTCCACCTACTAGCGAGCTATTCGCCAAGAGCGAGGGAGAGCCTAGCGCGGTAGAGGGCGTAGCATTTAACCCCGCTTACTTTACAGATTATGCCAAGATCGCGGGCAAGGGCGCAGCTATCAAGCTCTACTTTACAGGCGAGGGCAAGCCTATGCGTGTACGCATTACAAGCGACACTATTAACTGGCGAGCCTTGCTTATGCCTATGCGCTATCAAGATTAGTTAGTGCGGTACTATCTTACTCTGCCTAATACGGTAGAGTAAGGTAGTATCTTACTAAGAGTTAGTGAGATAGATAGTGAAAGGGTTAGCGATGATGACAGTAGAGAGAGTTCGACATAGTGGCGCGGTAATCGTGTCACAATTTATAGGTGAGGGAGCGGGAGAGTATCTATTCTCCCGTACTTACTATGGCTACACAATTAAGCAAGCTAAAGCACAATTCAAGATAGCGGTAGAGGGAGAGGGTAAGTGATGAAAGTAAAGTGTAAAGAGAGAGAGCTACAGGCTTACGTTAAAGATTTAGAGATCGAGGTAGAGGGCGAGATTTATCGCGCTACTCTTACTTACGATAGTTATAGCGGTTATGAATTAGCATTTTATGATAGAGACGGCAAGGGAATTGACTACCCGGAATGGGCAGATAAGTACGATACCGGGCAACGCTCACTAGATTATGACTTAGATGAAGCTAGCGGTAATTGGGAATACGTAACCGACGTAATGAGACAGGAGATCACACTATGAACTATGACTACCGCGTTACTTTTGTAACCGATTACTTAACAATTACTACTAACGTATGCCTTGAATTAGATGACACGATAGGTAACCTAAGTGATGAGGCGTATGAGCAAGCCAGCATCAACGGTATGAATAACATAGAGGATGAGATCGGCAAGATAGATGAGACGGTTATCAATGACATAACCGTTACCCTATTGCTAGATGAGGAAGAGATAGAGCTAGGTAGTTTTGGAGAGTTCCCGCCGATACACGTGGAGGTAATCGAATGAGCTACGAACCAGACTGGAACGACCCAGTATTTTATGCAGAAGAGTTTGAGCCACCAGTTAAATGCTTTAGGTGTGGCGACACACTGGATCGAGACGACATAGTGTGGGCAGACGTTGAAGGTTTATGGCAAGTAAAAGGGAAAGAGGGCAACGATACTGCGTGGTGCGTATCGTGTTTACCAAGCGAGGGAGAGAGCAATGACTAGCACTTGTATGGTTTGTTTGGGTGATTTTGATGATGAAAGTATGATTGAGGACATAACAGGGACTAAGTACTGTCTGTTAGATAGTGGCGGTATCTGTTCTGTGTGCGGTATGTATGAACTAAAGTGCGAGTGCGGGGGAGATAGCAATGAATGAAGAATACCTAAAGGCTAAGTTTGATCTATGTATCAGCGAAGCAGAGAAGGACTTACAGCAAGAGGAGATAGCGAGAGCTATCAAGAACTTAGAGCGTGCCAACAGTGCGCTATCGCGCCTGTTTGGACTAGAGGATACGAGGGTAGGTTGCTGCGATAAGTGTAACTCTTGGGACGATTGCCTAGAGTCTGGCGTATGCCAGACCTGTATTAAGGAGGAAGAGAATGAAGGTTGATAAGCAGTTATTACAAGAGCAGATTAAGTTTTTATACTCTTATGCGTGGAGAGAGCAAGGTATTCCCGATGAAGTTGTGGGAGTAATCAATCTACTAGAAGCGATAGAGGAGGACGAGAGTGAGTAGAGAGTTTATTACTAAGGCGCACTACCCCGATAGTAGATCTTTAATACTAGAGAGGCACACGCCTAGTTATGGGTTATGTACAGAGTGTAGTTCGTTTAGTACCTACATACCCTATCCCTGCCCTATTGTTACGGAGGCTATAAATGAATAACATCTACACCATTCACCCGCCTAAGTCAGAGCTAATCCTATTCTATGAAGTGGTCGAGCCAGAGGGAGAGAACACGTGGGGCGGGGCTAGCTGTATTGAGGCTATCCAATGGCTATTCCTTGCCCCTGTTGGCTCACGCCTATTGATAAGTGCGTGGGATAGTGATGAGGAGGACGCTCATCTAGTAGGGCAGACCATAGATGTAACTGACCTTATCCAACAGGCAAGGGAGGTAGGGCGATGAGCTTAGTGCTAGGTCTAATCGTGGTAATGCTGATAGTCTATGTGCTTATAGTGTGGGAGGACAAGATCAATGGAGAGTAAGGAAGTCAGCGGTAAGCAAGCAGTTCATTATCGAAACTACAGACGAGCAAGAGATCGTGCGTTAGTGCGCCTGTCTCACCTCTATCCTAACGTGTATAGGGACTTGCTTGTGGAAGAGAAGGAGAGAGATGAAGATGAGGGCAAGAGCTGGATTGCTGGTAATACTCGTGTTCGCGTTACTATGGGTGTTCGCTCCGGACCAACACGTAGTAAAGGTAAAACTACCAAGCGATCTAAGCGTGTTCGCAAGACACGCAACAATGGAAGAAAAGCGTGAGAACAAGGCACTTGCGGTTAGTTACGCAAGAGCACTCGGATACAGCAGAAAACAAATTGCGTGCCTTGTCACCTTATGGACCCGTGAAAGCAGGTTTGACCACCTTGCCGACAACCCAAGATCAACCGCTTACGGAATTGCTCAGCTCCTTAGAGAGAAAGATAGCCGAGCTGAATACCAAATCCTGCACGGTCTTAGGTACATTGACCACCGCTACCCAAAGAATAGAAGTTGCACTGCACTCCAACACTCAGACCGAAGAGGATGGTACTGATCTGGTAGACTAACTTTGCTGGGTGTTTCTAACCCTTTCCGCCTAGCAACAAAGCCCCATCAGTCCGTTCGCTGGTGGGGTTTTGCTTTACCCTCCGTTGGAGTAAAACCCTTTACCCTTGAAGGTGACAGAGGGAGAGTCCCACTTACGTACCATTGGTATGTGACAGTCAAAGCAGCTTGGCTCACGAGGTTGCTCGTGGATAGACCGTTCAATAGTTAATTCACTATTGCAATCAGGGCAACGATAGTCGTACTGCATTAGAGCTGCACCGCCTCATCTATGGGTAAGTAACCTACTAACTTCTCAACCTTATCAACACGATCAAACTCTGTACTCGCTGGCATCTGGTGATTAAACCATACTGGCTCCGGTAAATCCATCAGGTCAAAGGAGAAGATACCAAGCGGGGTAGAGTTGATGTAGTAGGGGACAAGATCACGCTCTGCTGCTTGGGTGATGAGCTTGCGATACTTCATCTCTTCAATCAGCAAGGTGTTATAGTGTGTAGCCCTGCACTTTAACTCTATGTAGTGACCTGCTTGCTTGGAGATACAGTCATAGGCATCGAAGATGCCCTCACTCTTTACTAGATCAGGGTACAAACCCTCGCACAAGAAATTAAATAACAACTCTTCGTTCATTGCCAGGGACTAACCCCACCTAGATTATCCTGCAACCTACGCAGGGACTGAGCACACCTACGATCAGCGGTAGAGATGGCGCACTCTAGTACCTGTGCTATCTGTTGCAGGGTAAAGCTCTCGTGATGGCGCATACGTAAGAGAGTCTGGTCATCTTGTTCTAGTTTAAGATAACCCTTCTTGATGTCTATGAGGTTAGCAAGCAGGTTGCCACCTTCTGCCGGTGATGATGAACCTTTAGGTTGCCCATCTGAAATCATCTCTTGTGCTTGTTCTAATACTGTGCCATCCATAACTGATGCAATAACAAAGGGTAGCAACTGACCAAGTGTTGCTGCCTCGTAGTAGGCTTCATCATTGGTCTGGTAGCCAGACTTAGCAGCCTTCTCCTTGCGTGCGTAGCGTTCTCCTGCACGCTTCATCTGCCACGCAATGCGCTGCTCGTTGTGTCTGCGTCGCTCTTCAATAGGTTCCATTAGATCAATGGTGTGATCTTCTACTCTAGTCATAGCCCACGCCATCAGCTCTTGCTTGATGTCATCACGCTCAACGTGGTTCTTATACCTGCGATGGATAGTGTTAGCAACGCTAGGTACTAGGTCATAGATTACTGGATGTAGTTCAGTCACAGTCTGGTAGCACTTTGTCTATAGTGTGCTGGATGTTCAACAACTTGATGGCAAGGAAGTCTATGTAATTGCTAGCATCAGCTAACTCTTCAATCAATTCTCTAATGGTGTCTGATGTAGTAAAGGACTCAAACTTCTGGCCCTTTGAGTGTGAGTATTGCTCGTGTCCTACACCCTTGACACGGGAAGCACGAAGGGAAGCAAAGGACTCAATGAAAGATGTTAAGTCCTCAGTTGTAACACCTATACCACGATAGCTGCTAACCGCAGCGTGATCTACTAACGGGTTGGTTGTGGGCGTATGAGTATCAGTTGTGTTGTTCTGTCCTGTTGCAAGATGTGAAAGCCCATATGCTGCAAAGTCTGTAGCATTATGACCCACTCGTTTTCTGTCATCATCATACATTCGACTCCCCTATCAGTAACTTCCGCGTGGCATCAATACCATTGGCTAAGTAATAATCATTGATGTCCATACCTGGGGGTAGTGTAACAATCTGTGAGTTCATTACCTCATTCGCCACGCGCTTAGCAAACTCAGCTCCAGGGTTAGAGCCGTCCTCTTTAACGTCATTGTCACCGACAACAAAGATAGTTTCATACCCTGCAAAGAGCTTAGGAAAGTGTGGCTTCCAGGCTGCAACACCTGGTACTCCCACTGCTGGTATCCCAAGCTCTCCGCTAGTGACTATCGCATCTAGTTCACCTTCACATACAACGATGTGTGGTGAGTCAAGAGTGATGTCACAAACATTATACAGATGTGCCTTCTGCCCAGTAGGAGATCCATACTTAGGCTTAGCATCATCTAATCGTCTAAACTTAAAGCCAACACAACCACCGGATGCAGTAAGGTAGGGAATAGATAGCCACCCTTCATACATCTCGTGACCATTGATTGGATTAGTAATAGTTCCTAGTTGGAACAGTCCTGCTGTCTCTTCAGAGATCCCACGTGCGTTTAGTACGACCAGTGCTTCGGGACTTATTGCTTGAGCGTATTGTTGCGCCGCTTCCAGTAGCAATTTCGACTGCACGTTTGAGGCCATCATTAAACTCCAAGTTCTCTAGTATGCACACTAAGTTAGCTGCATTGCCACCCTTACCGCAGGTGTGACAGAAGTACAGGTTGTCGTAGGTATTCATAACAGCAGACCTGCGACTGTCGCTATGTAGGCAGCATCTAACTGATGCGCTCTTACCTTCTCTTACTTCACCGCCAAAGTGCTGGACAATGGGAGCTATGGGGATTGTATTTGCATCAATGGCACCCTTATACCTGCCCGCCTTACGTACCCTGGACCAGTCTTGTGCTGGCATACACACCCCTTATCATCACACTTATCGTGCCAATGAGCTGAACGTTTGTAGTGAGTAAGAGTGTTCTCTTCTCCTGCCTTATGACAGTTATCGCAAATCATTAGTCAATCCATTTTCCAATAAGAAATTCAAAGTTAATTCCTAAAATTCTGATGGTCATACCATATGGAGTTGAATCCCATTCGTAAACAGATACCCACAGGATCTGCTTCCACAATGGTTCTAATGTACATACTTCGATTCCATCAAACTTTAATTTCCATATGCTTCCTGTCATTCTTCGACCTCTGCTTCTTCTTTTACTTCTTCTACTGGTACAACTTCTGGTACAAGTATCTCTGTTGTTGTTATTTCTCCACCTGGTACTGGCATTGTTGTTACTACTTTCCCCCATCTCTGGGATTGACTTAATGACTTACCACGTTGTGCGGTACGCCGTCTGTGACGAAGAGGCTTAATGGCAACAGCCATTACTGCTTCTCCTTTTCCCACTCTAAATGGATAGATCCTTTTTCTATATGTCGTTTGATTAAAGATTGTAAACCTTTTTCTGAACTACCTATAATTGTAATACCACAATTACAACTCTTTGAATAGTGTGGTGGTTCGTTATATGTATAAATTCCTTCGTTCATTGCCTCTCCTTTAACCATTGTGCTAAGTCTTGAATTACCCAAGCCTGATCTATTGATGCGTTGCGACGCTTAACTATTACATAAGACAGTGGAACTTCCCCAAGACCCCTAGCCTTAGCATAGTTAAGCGCCTCAACTTGTGCTTCTCTCCAGAACTCAGGCAGTGAAAGGGTCTGCCTGTTCTTGAGTTCAAGGATATAGGTTTCTCCCGCGATAACAGTAACGATGTCGCCCTCATCCTTTGCCCCAGCTTTAGTCAGACGCTCTGCAATGACACCGGATTTGCGTAGCCACTTCATTACATCTGTCTCAAACTGAGAACCTTTAGTCTTGTTGTACTGACTCATCTACCAATACAACCTTGTTGATCTTATAGATGACATTGCCTTCTTCATCTTTAACTAATTCGACAACACCAGATTGCAGCAAAGCACCAACGAAGTTGGTTAGGTCAACCTTGATGGCATCTAGTTCTGCACGTAGTTTGTTACTAGCATCACGCACTGCATCAATCCTTAGATTGTCTCTGTACTTATTTGATAACTGTTCAGACATTTATTCCTCCTTGGTATCCACTCATAGCATCTCTTCGTAACATCCAACCAAATTCATTTTGGTCTGAGATCTGTACTGCTGCGTAGTTTACCAGTAGCTGTACGTATTTCTTTCCGTCTGGTTGGTGTGGCCCAAACCTATTCTTAACTGCTGCAACCTTCAAGGTTGCCTGTCCTGGATCGTAACCCAATGTAAGTATCAGTGCAGGTAACTGACTGACCTTTCCGTGAATTGCTCTGCGATGAGGTGGTTCAGAAGGTGAACCATACTCTGACTGTTCTGATACGTGGTGGAGCACTACTACACAGGCTTCAGTCTTGCGTGCCATATCGTGTAGCTCCATCATAATTGCTCTCAGTCCAGCCCACTCGTTGTCCGTCTCAGCGGTTATGTTCATTAAGTTATCAATGACAATCAACTCAGGTGGCTGTCCAAAGAGTTCAACGTAGGCCCTGATCTCTAACTCCAAGTCGTCAATGTTTGGAGAAGAATCAAAGACCCACTTGATGTGCGAAACTTTATCTAAGTGTGCATTGTAGTACTGGCTATTGTCTGAAAGGTTTGCCTCTACTGTCACTTGTGAGTGACCAGATAGATGCGATACAGACCTCATCATTACAGTAGTGGTATCAGTATCTGCGGAGAAGAAAAGTGTAGGAACCTTGGCTTTGATTGCATAGACCAGAGCGAACATAGACTTACCAGCATTAGGTGCAGCAGCTACCATACATACTTGGCCTCTGCGAAACTTAATACCTTCTGCCTTTAACCCATCCCACACATCAGGTAGTGGTGTTGCTTTGGTAAGCACTCCACTCCAAGCGCGGGAAAGATTAAGCAATGTCCTTCTCCTGTTTCAATCTAATGCCTCGTTGTTGACGAATACGGAAGCGTTCTCTTGGAAATAGACCACCCCATATACCAAAGTTCTCTTTGGTTATTCCCCACTCAGCACATTCTTTGCGGTGGGGACAACCTATACAAATTGATTTTGCATACTGACCATCAGCTAGGCTTAGTGGTCCCTGTTCTTTATCAGGAAACCAGAAGTCACCTCCGACAGTTGCACAAGTAGGAGCTTCGTATCTACTTGGCTCCCGCATTTGTCATCGAACCCAGATGGTGTCGCACTTATCCGGCGCACCCTTGGGTGCTGCACACATATAACCTGACCACGGACCCTTTTGTCCTACACCTGAACGTAGTGACATCTGACCGTGCTTACAAGAGTTACCATTACCTGCTGGTGGGTTAGCGCGATCATCTAATGAATGTACTGGTGATGCGTTGAACTGCTGCGCTACTGCTGCAACTGTTGGTGCTCCACCTGCTAGTTCTGCTCCAGTTGCACGGATGTTTGCAGCGTTCATTGCAAGATCTGCAAGACCTGCTTCTAGTTCTGTTGCAGTTGCTGCGTAAAGATTGATGAGTGTTCCGTCGTTCAACTTGTAGTTGATCTGATACTTAGTTCCTTCTGTAGCCATTTACTTGCCTCCACTTTGTTTTACTGATAGTCGCTGACTCTCAACTCCTACCTTCTTAGGGACAAACCCTAATAGTTTTTCTACCTCGTCACTGTCAACTGACTCGCGCCCTTTAACAGTTGTCCAACTTAGTTCTATACCTGAATTAGTAGTACCCATCACTCCTTCAAAGGATGCCTTCAAAGAATCTTGTTGTGTCTCTAGCTCTTTAATCTTTCCTGCTAACTGTAAATACAGCAGTGCATTCTTGTCAATGTCTGCATCAGTAATGATTACATCACTGACTGGTATACGTTCTTTTTTTAGACCAACGCATCCCATCTGCCCACTTGCGTCATAGTACTTGCAGTAGAACTGACAGTAACTTGCGTCCTTCTCTGGTGCTGGTGCTTCTGCTGCTTCCCTAACAGCCGCTAGCCAACCGAGTGCTTCCAGTGCAATGGACTCATTGTAGTCTTCGGTGTGAACCTTGACATCTCTTTCGTCCCCGTCCCTGGCAATTGCTACCAGTGACACTCGGTTGACCGCATAGCCGTTTTTAGCTAGGAGGTAGCCGTATAGCTGCACCTGCCACCGTTGCTGATTGGTTGGAAAGTAAGAAAGGTTCCGGACCTTGCTTGTCTTCCAGTCAATCACATCACCAGTACCAGGTACGAAACAGTCAATGTGTGCTTTCATTCCGTTGTATTCAACTTCTGTTTCAATCAGCACATCTGGATTATCTGCCAACGCTCTTTCAATCTCTGCGTGGATAGCAGTACCCATTATCGCAGCGAGCTTTAACTCACCATCATTAGTTTCAGGTTGATCGTTAATTCGGTACCACACCTTACGGCGACAGCCACCTACCTCTGATGGACCAATCTGTACTTGTGTAGATCGTGAACGCTTAGCATCTCCCGCACGTAGTGCAGTAAGTAATAGTTCTTTTGGATCAGTTGCTGTCATTGTTAGCCCTGTCGTGTAATAGGAACGCAAGTCTACACGCCTTCCATCCTTGATCGAACCAATAGTGTGCAGCGTATTCACCTGTTGCTATAACATCTTTGAACTCTGGCTCTACATAATCAAATGTATTGAACTCCATTAGAACTCAAACCCTACATACCAGAATAATAAATCAAGAGTGATGTGGTGTTTGTCAAGATTAAAACCTAAACCGATACCACTATTGCGTCCACCGTAAAACCAATGCTTTCCTATCTTCTTTTCCATAGCTCCTCCTAGAACCGTTCTTGGACTACTAACTGTAAAGGCTTACCAGTGTTTGCGTCAAGGACCGACGCGATCTCTACTGCTTTACGGGCGTGTCTCTTTGCATAGGCTACGTCCATATCAGGCTTGACAATTGAATACAGATAGCCAAGAGCAAGCTGGCCCCCACTACCAATACCGTACGCTCCGTGATTTGCTTGGAAAAAAGAGAGATCACAAGCAATACGAAAGATATTACCGTTAAAAGCAATGAGA